CCATTATTGTTTCTCCTTATTAGGATTTAAGTAGATCCTCCAGTAACGTCACCGCGTCATCGACGTGGCCCGTCTTCTGAAGACGTTTGAGTTTTGCTTTACGTTTGCCTTGACTCACTTCAGCTTTCTCCCGCTTGGCTTTCGTCTTCACAACCTTCGGCTTATTCTTGACCTTCTTAGCACGAACCTCATGCTGTTTCCGAGTCATATCTTCGTAAGCCTTAGCTTGCATAAGAACAAGTATAGAGCGGTGGTCCACCAGTTGCGACAGTTCTTCCTGAGTGTAACCCTTTGTAAGAGCAAACTCAGTGATAGATTTTGCTATCGCTCTCTGCGTATTAGGATCACCCCATTCTGGTAATATACTTACCATCTTGGAATGTTCTTCCTGCAACATTTGCTGGTGTTGAACCTGCATCTCTTGCTGTTGCTGCTGTTGAGCCTGACCAGCCTGTGCCTTCAACTGCTCGATACCTTCCTGTGCTTGACGATAGTCGTCACGCTTAGTTAGATACTCTTCGCGGTCTTCGGTTTTAAGCCGTTCCCAGTCAACATTAGCAAACTGCTGGAGATGAGCGTAGTTACCTTCGATAGCTGTAGCTAACGCGTCAACGTATTGAGCGCGCACCTGCTGAGTATTAGCCAACTCCTGTTGGAACTGTTGTGCAGCACCGTCAAGTTGTCTTTTGTATTCAGCTAATTGTTGCGTTTTTTGAGTATAATCCTGTTGGCGAGAGTAGCCTTTGATAAGTTCGTCTTCGGATACTTCCACATCTTGTCCGTTCACCTTTACAGTATAGACCGTGGATTCCGACTCGTCCTCATCTTCAACTTCTTCCTCCTCGGATTCTTCAGACTCATCATCATCAACATCTTCAGATTCTGTTTCTTCGACTTCTTCAGTTTCTTCAGTTGTTTCATCAGATGACTCTACGTCTTGAGTTTCTTTAGACGGTTGCTCTTCTTCGGCTGGCTGCTCTTCCGAGTCCAGTAATCCTAGAAGTGCTTCCTGCGCTGCTCCGATACTATCTGGACCTGCAACAGGATGTTGTTCGACAACGTGGGGATTCGTTTGAGTATCCGCCATTTTATGCTCCTATAAGTGATATTCCTCAAGCTTCTTCGCCATTTCTCCAGTGTCAATAATACTGGTTAGATGAAGGCGTACCCGTTCGAGGAGTCGTAGGGATAGCCAGAGGTTTTCTCTGGCCTCAGTATCGTGAATCCCTGTATGATTCCAGGCATCCGTGATATCTTTTGAAAGCGTATCGAACGCTTCGTTAAATAGTTCGTCAGAAAGTAAATTTTTTGCTCTTGCTTCTCTAAGTTCTTTATCCAAGTGCTACACCTCTGCCCTGTTGTGCTTCCAGATTCAATTCTGCAACCTTTAGTTGCGCGTCGACCTGTGCTTCGGCAGCTTCCTGTTGGATTTTCATTTGCTTAACTTGAACATCAGCAGCTTTAATTTCTAGTTCTTTCTGTTTTAATTGTAGTTCTGCCTGTTCCATCTGTTCGCGTGGATCAGGTTGTGGTGGTACAGAATCTGGATCGGTTAGGAAGTCATCAACATTCTGGAAGCCCATATTCTTTACGAGTGCTGCCCCCATGTTATACATATTCTTCTCATTAACGATCTTCAATCCACCTCTCATAGCATCCCCAGCAAACTGTAACATAGTTGTGAGGTGCATAAGCTGTTGATCCCTATTACCATTCCCAATACCTACGGAAACAGTACAGTCGTACTGGTCTTTCCACATATCAGGTCGGACAGGAACCCATTTATTTCTAAGCATTATGACTCGTTGATGATCCTGATTCTTCAGGACGAGTTCATAAATAGTTTTCATCAATTCTTTGACACCAGTTTCTGCAAAGCATCTTGCTATCAACTCTACTCTTGACTGCGCTGCTGTCATTGTTGCAGCAACGGCAGTAGCTGTAGTATGTGATGTTAAAGCATTTTCATTCAAGCCTTGACTGAATTTGTTTACGCCACTCCTTGATTCTCTAAGGTTATCAAGGTAGTCGAGCATCGAGAATGATGACTGCTCTAACTGTGGGGTTGCCAAAGGCATAATAGCATTAGGTGACTTAACCCTAACTACACCGCCCGGACGTTGCGTCAAGAGATCGTCTAAGTTCGCTTGACCTTCAAGGACAGCATAACGACCAAAATTCTGGTTGTACATATTATCCATAAGGTTACGCATCAGGACACTCTTTATTTCCTGAATCGGCATAACAAGATCAGCAATAGACATACCAAAGAACTTATGCGGAATCTTTACAGGAGTAAGACTTACAAACGGTATACGATCTATAGGTTCATTAGCTAATACTTTCTGACCAACAGAACAGACCTTCCTTAATTCTGCGATACCATCTTCATCATAATCCATACGCATAAAAGATTCATGCAACCAGTAAGTCTGCAATGAATCATCTTCAGAACTTACGTTACCGTCACTCCAAGGTAGTCCTCTGGAGTCATCAAATTCAAATCTTGCAAGCCTCTCCTCATCATAGGAGTGCATGTCTTCGCCACTACCAAGTTCTTGAGGATCAAGGTCTTCGTCAGGATACATAACCCTTAACTCAGACAAAGTCTTTAATACTCTATGACAGGTAAAACGTGCATCTTCAATAGACTTAGCTTCTCTGGAGATCAGGAATTCTTCTGGTGGAACATTCTCTATTCTGACTTTACCAACGTAAGACTGACGTGACAAAACAACATCATGCTTCATCCCGTAATCATCTTGGTAAGGTGTATGTTCCTGTACTTCTATGCTAGGACTTACAACAAGAGCATTAAACTCCTGTTCATCTAGGCCGTTATACTCTTCCCTGTTCCAGTCTTCGTACTCATCCCACCAGCACTTTACAATACCATTTTTCTGTAGGAGAGCATCCGTGAACCAAGTGTAAAGAATTTCCCAGCCGGGATTATCTTTCGTGAAAATATAATTCACATAATCCGTAGCTTGTTTAGCAGCCTCCACATCTTCTGGTCCATGTGGAGCGAATGTAACCATCTCATCGCCACTGGCGAACACTCTCATTAGAGAAGGCTTGATCCATTCAATAGTATCCATGACTGAGGAGTCTACATACTGACTTCTTCCGTCAACCTCATTACCAAAGGGAAGGCCGTAGTAATACTCCATAGCCTTTTCCCGCTGATCGGAAACAGTATCGTTATATCCGATAGCATCAGCTATCTCACTGTTTACTCTGGAGATCAGTTCTTCGTCTGTTAGTTTAGATGATGCCATAATTTCTGTATTCTATATCCTTTGTCCATTCTGGGTCTTTACCAGATACGGCGAATCGTTGCGATTGGTACGCATAACGGGTTGCAGACATGATATCATCCCTTAAAGCAACCACTTTTCCACCTTTTCTATGGTACATTCTGAACTCTTCAAACCAGTCTGAGAGGGTAGAAAATACCTTGAATTTACCGTTCTCCATGCTCTGAAGCATAGCCATAATGCCCTCTTCTATACTATTACCGCCCTTATTCTCGCCTAATGCGGGTGGATTAGTGAAGTGATCCAGCATTATATTGCAGCCTAGATTACGATACTGGTCAGCAAGGCCGGGATTACCCATTGAATCTCGCCTATTTCCGTCATGCGGGTACGCAATAGGAATAAAGTGTGGCCTACCCCGTATAGCTTGAGCATGAACTGTAGGCGACGCCTTTGACATTCTATAACAGTCGTAGACATAGAACATCTCCTCATCACGATCAACAGCACACCATACAACTGCCGTAGGATGGTCCCAGCCAAAGTCTATTGCTGCTATTCTAGGCCAATGATCCTCTATATGTACAGGATCAGTCATTAAATTCTCTTCATTTATGGGAAATATAAGACCAGAACCAATAGATGGTCTGCCATATCGCCTCATTTCCCTTTCGTGAGGACTATAACTGGACAGAATCTGCTGCATGACACCTTCGTCTAAGTGTCCTTTCTGTCCTCTAAGCGACATTACTGTCTCAGATGCGTCATCCCATGTAGCATTTGTCAAGGATTGACCTGTCTGAAGGTTGTTCATAAAGGATGCAACTGTCTCAGTCATCCCTTGTTCTGGTGTAAAGGTCATATATACCATGCCTTTACGGTCCAATGTACGTGTAACAGCCTGTGAGTAGATGTCTCGACTAGGCTCTTCGTCCAACCAGATACAGTCTACACTACGTCCTTGCCACTTTTCTACACCCATTTCATAGGCTTTGAAGAATAAAGAAGAGTTCCCACCGCTGACGTGCTTTACTAGAGCAACAGATTTAGCATTAGGTACACCGGGCTTACGTTCGGTCTTTATTATATAATTTCTTGGAATAGTGCCCGATCCGAATGCTTCAGGATCATCAGGAGAACCCAATAACTCATATTGTACAATGTCTCTGGTAGTTTCGTTAGAGACTCCACCTGCCCATGCTATAATAGGTTGGTGATATACCCGTCCTTCCCACCACTCTGGGTATAGCCCAGTTAGGTGATAAGAAAGTTCCGCACTTCCGCAGTAGGATTTTCCTATACGGTTAGCAGCCATTAACAGTCGCTGATTGGCTTCTGCTCCT